GAGCGTAAACGAATGACTTCATCAAGGAACGTAGGGTCTTTAATCTTGTTGGTAGCTTCTTTAAGCCCCTTCAAGTTAATCTTACCTTTGCCAGCAGAAGTCATAGATAGAATAGTATTAGCAAGAGTGCCAATGTCACCACTGGCTTTACCTGTTCTTAGACCTTCCATCAGAGTAGGGTCACCTTTCATTATCATCCGGTAGTTACCCAGACCACGCGAAAATTCTCTTGAAGCTAACTTCGTGAGTTCCATAGTGTTGGCAAACAAACCTGTCTTCTCTACAAATTCAGCAGCTTCTTCATGGAGTAAACCACCCCCATGTTTTTGCTTCTCAGCCAGTTCCAAAACACGCTCGCCTAACGATAAATTAAGCTGACGAAGTGCTTGGGTTCTGTGACGAATCTTCTGTAATTCAACATTATCATCTTTGTATTGCTCAAGGATTTCACTGATGTCACCACCCGTTTCTTCCTTTAGTTTCTCAGCTTCATCGGAAGCTTTGGCCCTAGCACTTTCTAATGTTTCAACACCATCTGGATTTCCATCAACGTCACGTAGACGAACATTTTCCCAATGAGCAGAAGATGATTCTATAAATGCTTTAACATCATCAAGAGTCTCAAGGCGGTCTGTATTAAAGGTTTGTTCACCTTCATACATGTGTCGCCAATCTTCACCTATACCGGATTCACCAATGACTTCAGCGTTATCTAAGGAATTAACATCACCATCAACTGGTTGTTCTATGCCTTCATCAAGCGCACCACGTTGTGCGTTAGTGGACACATTCGTGCCTGTGCCATCATCTAAAAGTTCACCACTAATTGGTTCTTGTACAGTAGCAGGAGGTGTTTCAAGAGGAGTATTAACAATCTCATCAAGCTGCGGTAGTGCTTCCAAAGTGTTTACATCAACTGCATCAGTTGGAGCATCAAGAAGATTTTCTGGGCCACTGGTAGTCTGCTTAACTACTGCAGGGCCAAGAACTTTGCTTAAAAAGAAACCGATACCACCACCAAAACCAGTACCTACACCAGTAGCTTTAGCTAAACGTGTAGTGTCTGTCTTAGAGAAGTCACCTTTGTTTTCTATGCCCTGCCTAGCGAAGTCATCAGCAGCCGTATAAGCACCACCCTCAATAGCCGCAACTGCTGTTGCGCCAAGTACAGGTTTGGATACTAAGCTTTTAATAAGGCTTACAGCCCCACCTTTTAAGGCAATGTTCTTCAACGCTTGAGCGAAAAATGAAAAGCCTACATAGGTTGAAGGGTCTGAAGCGATTCCTTTTGCTGCTCTTAAATAATGCCTAGCTTCTGTAGGAACATCATCATAGATTTGCATGGTGCGTATCAAAGCCATCTGAGCTTCTTCAGGCCAATCACTGACACCCATAGCCGTTAAGCCAAGGTCAGGTAGATTCCATTGAATCTGCCCAATAGCATCCATCATGCCTTCAGTGTACTCAAGGTCGCTAGGTGCATAGTTTTCTCTAGCCACTTCCATTCCAGCTTGCATTTCATCAAGCCCAATCTGTCTTCCACCAACTACAGGTTGTCCTTGTATAGATTCCATGTAGCTTGCACCGCCACCATCAGGTGGAAGGACAGGAAGATAGTCAGCCAGTAGTTTAGCGTCAGCTAAAAAGCTGTCATCTGTTAGGTAATCATCTTCTGTCTTTACTGCAAAATCTTCTTGGCGAAATACAGCAGAGTCGCTGGTGTTTAAGGAGCTTGACGCTATGCCAAAGTCTTCAGGAGTAAAAATTGTTTTGTCTAATTCAGTAGCCATAGTTATTGCACCCTAGTGAAATGTGCGCTGTTTTCTGTGTACCACGCATCAAAGCCACCACCTCCTACAGATAAAATATCTAAAATTCTCCAAGCTTCAATTTCTTGTACATCCTCACCTTTTGGTTGAAAACTCATCAATTGATTTGGGTCTTCAAGTAAGGCAGCTAAAAGTGCGGGGCCACGGGCTGAATTATTCAATACATTATTGACATCATCTATATCAGAATCATCAGTTAAGGCAGCCCTTCCCTCCTTAGACTTTTGGGCGCTGGCTTTTATTGCCTGTACAAATTGATAGTTCTCTAGTGACTTTTGCTTTACAGCAGCCTGAGACTCTTGAATGTCTGCCTTTGCTTCTTTTAAATAAACTCTTAACTGTTCAGTGGTAGGTTTTACTGCACCTTCAACACTGTAGTGGTCTTCTACTTTTTCAATAAAAGCCATGTCAAACTCAATTTCTAGTGCTTCAACAAGCGCAGCATTTGAAGGTGTTTGAACCATAAAACTATTCTTTAACCTGTCTACTAATTGCTTTTTAAAACCCTTAGTCTCAACACTATGAAGTAGAGGCGTTGAATTTTCAGCAGTCTTTATAGCAGCCATAACAGACGTGGCATCATCTGGGTGGAGAAAACCTGCACCTAACATTTCAGCCATAGTGTTTAAGTTAATTCCACTACCAGCAGGATTAAACATTCCATTTTGGATTTGTGCTAAAACTGCAATTGAATTTTGCTTAAATGTATCGTTATAAAGAATGTCATCTTTTTCCATAACAGCTTTGCGCTGTGTGTTAATGGTGGACATAGAAACGCCAGCACCTGTTAGGGCAACAATCATTTCTGGGGGTACAGGTTTATTAGGATTACTAGCTGTAAAAGTGTAGTAATTATTCCAAGCTGTTTGAACGTCTACCTTCTGTTGAGCTATTGCAGCAGTCGCAGCTTCCCTTTCTTCTCTAGCCTGTTCATCAGCAATGTAATCGTCAGCAGCTTCTAGGGCTGCAATGGCTTTAATGTTTGTGACTTTCTTACCATTTGGCCCAGTGGCATAAATGCTTTTCTCAGCCAGTTCACGGGCAAACCAATTATTTGTTTGTTTGTATGCAGCTATAAAAGAATCAAAAGTATTTTTAGCTGCTTCTGGTCTGCTCACAACTCCAGTGTTTACTGTGTCATCTATAATTGATTGGACTTCAATTAGACCAGATTCTCTTGATAGACTTCCTTCTTGTACAGACAACATAATGCTGCCAAGATTTTCGTCCATAAGGACTACAGCATCACCACGGATACGTGAATCTAAATAGCTACTGTGCTGTGCGCGAAGTGAAGATTCAACTTCTCTCATGCGCCCCATAGCTCCAGCAACCATGAACTTATTGCCATTCAAAGATTGAGCTAAAGATTCTTTTTGTTTAGAAAAAAATTCCTCTATACCAGTGCCATCTTCTGGTGCTGTAGTCTTCCATTCATTCCATGCAGCTTTTGTGTCAGTGCCAAATTTGTTGCCGAGTTTCTGTCCACGGAGTTCTAAAATCCTTGCTTGCACGGCTGGTGATTCATGGGCGTACATTTGCATGTTGTGCAAAGCATCCACATTAGTTGCGTCTAAACTGTCTGATAGAGATAGGTATTCTGCACGAGCCTTATCTTCTAATTCTTTTTTCTTACTCATACTTCCAGCAAGTCTCTCAAGACCCTGTGCTATGCCAGAATTTTGTGCTTCAGGACGGACGTAGAAGTCCCCTGCTGAAGCCGCAGGGCGAAGTGCTGTCACCTCGATGCCAGTATTTGTCGCCATTGTTGTTCCTTAATATTCTGTGTAATCAGTTTGTCCAGCAGGACTAGAGTCAAAATAACCATTGTCATAGGCAGCGTTGCCAATTTCTAAACCCGTAGCTAGTAAGCTTGGCCCACGTTTACCCCGACCATCAGCTTGGACTCGCAAGCCCTCTAGCTCATATTGTGTTTGCTGGAGTTTGTATTCATAGTTGGTATTGATGTTCTGCTTGTTTCGGGCTTCCACTGCTCTCTTGTCACGCATAATTCTTCCAACTATTGACCCACTCATTCCTTCGACAGAAGCTTCATAACTAGCTTGTGCTTCTCGGGCTTTAATAGTGTCTTGGAAAAGTTTGTCAGAGGCTGCCGTACTGTCTTGCAGGGTTGCCATGTTTTTCTGCGAGATTTGCTGCAAGTAATTAGCACGTACAGCTTTGTTCTGTGCGTCAGCAGCTTCTTGCTTTTCAATAAATTTTACACCTGCTGAAGCGACTGACAACATCATAGGGTTGCACATGTTATTTCACCTTTACAAATTCATAGAATGGTTCCTTGCCCACCCCAAAGTCGGGGATAAGTTGAATCATTGTGAAGCCCATCCATTGAAGCCATCGGATAGCTTTAGGATTCTCTGCATGGACATAATTAAATAGTAGGTCGTAGTCTGAATGAACTACTTCTAGCCACTCCCTACACTCTTTTTGAAGCTGCCTTGTGTGTTTGTAGATGCCCTTGCTGCCTAGCATCCAAGGCACTCCTGCAAAATCCTGGGGGGAAGATACGACACCAAACATAAGGATAGGCTCACCCACTTCATCAACAGCCACATAGGATGCATCTGAAGCGTTAAGTGACAGAGTTAAAGCTGTAACTGGCCCATACCCACAAGAGACTTTTAGTTCATGCTTATCAGCTTCTCTTAGACGTGGGCCTAACTTATTGCAATCATCAATGGTTGCTAATCTAACTAAAGCTACCATTTATATTCTTCCTGATTTAGTCGTGTAGTAACCTGTCCATTCTGCTGATTGAAACGCACTCGGATAGGGAGTGGAGTTGTTCACTGTAATAGACACTCGGTCATTCTTAGATAGGATTGGAAATTCAAATTCACCATCTGTAAGGGTTGCTGAACCTATGTTCATAATTCCAAGTGGTGGGCCATTGAAGCCGTAACTATGAGTGACACCTTGGGTATTAGTCGTGACTGAAAAGCTGCCTGTATTTTGGTACAAAAGCTTGAATTGCCTTAACTGTAAACGCCCAGATGTGTCTGTTAGCTGGCTGCCATTTGCTCCTGCACTTCTCTTGTATTGCGTTGAGAAGGTATAGGCCATCGTGTATGGATAACCCACAAAACTTTCACCATCTAATGTGATTGTGACTTGGTTAGCGGCTGGTGAAGAACCAGATGCCAGACCATCTAGGTATACCATTTTCCCTGTGGCTGTTACTTCAGGAGACTCTTGTAACTGCATTTTTTCAAGGATGATTGAAGTACCACGTTGGATGATAAAGAACGCTGTAGATTCAATGACAGACAGATTCAATATCCGGTTGGCGTGAGGAAACTCCCACTTAGACCAAGACATTTGTAATGCTGAACCATCGCGCCTGAGATACTTATAAACGTAACAAGTAGGCACAGTATGAACACCATCTGTTAAAACAAATATCATGTCTTCGTTGGTGTTTGAAACTAATGTCGTAGCCTCACCTTTTATATAACGAGGGACATTGAGGGTCGCATCAATAGCGATATTGCTCGAAGTATCTGCCTGTACGAAGAACTCTCGCACACCTGTGAAGCCTTCACGATTAGTGGCGAAGTACACATACTCACCAGCACCGACAGGCTCTGCTTGTAAACTTGATTCATATTCAGTCGTCTGATTTATGGACACAGTTGCTGGGGTCAATGAATCACCGGCACTCAGCATAAATTGAGTCTGGTCAGAGAACAGCAGAAGTGTCTCGTTAAATGGAATCGCATGGCGAAGTATTGATACTTTGGTGTGACTTACAGCCACATCAATAGGGTCAGTGTCTAAAACAGTGGTCACTGTTTCTGGATAGAAACTGAAGTAACTTCCAGAGCGACTAAAGATGACATTCTCATCTGCAATCACGCCTAATCGGTTGCGGTGGAAGAATATATCGTTAAGCTTTTTTCCTACAAAGGAAGGGTCACTTGCNGATATAGCATCACCGACAGAACGGCTAATCCAAGCGTTAGGAGAAAACGTGAATGTGCCATTAGCATTTCTCACAAGTTTCCACGGCATGGTAGCTGCATTTAATGTGGAGTCTGCGCCCTCTGCTATGGACTCTTTCCAGACACCTTCGGCAGTATCACCAGCTTCATATTCAACGTAGTAATTATCAGCTTCAGAAGTTTCTTCACCTACGACCTTCATCTTTGAGCCATTGAATGCACGTCTTGGCAAATCAGAGAATCTTTGTACTGAACCTTTAGAACCAATTAGCGCAGCGTTGCCAAAGGAATCCTCAGTACGCAAAGTAAAGTCATTACCATCTGTTCTCTGGATTCGGATAGCAGAACCATTGCGGGTGATGGTGTACACAGAACCTAAATTACTTATTAACTGGCTCGTCAATTGTGTGGCAATATTGTTGGTCTTTAGGTCAGCCTTATTGGTGTCACTAGTGGTGTATGTAGCTCGCTGTACATTGTCTATGAAGACTTTATAGTCTTGGGCGTAGTTACCCTGCTTTACATGAACAATAGCTTCTGGATGGGCTGGTGTTGAGGTACTTGCTGTGACAGACGTAGTTATTGATTTATTTAAAATGAAAGTAAAATCAGCAATAGTAACTGACTTAAAATCTGTAAAAGGGTTACCCGTAGCTAGGTAAGAATAGCCGGAGGGCGTACTTACAGAATATTCAGTGCCATCAAAACCAAACACTTTTAAAGAGGTGTTGTCTGCAATAACAATATAACGCTCAGTTACGTCACGATTGATAGTGTGTATAAAGAAATTACCATTGGCTGCGGCATTGGACACTAAGTTAGCTAAATACTGCGTGGGTGGCCTCTTGCGTAAACCACTGATAATAGAACTAAATGCATTCACCTGTTCTTCTGCTTGAGAATTTAAACGAACACTAGGGGCTTGCTGTGATACCCCATTAGCGAGGTTTGGTATTGAGCTACTTACAAGTGCCATGTCTTACCTCGTTAGGACTCGTGCCACATCAGAGTGACCCGTCAATATGTTGTAGTCAGCATTCTGGGATTCAATAAGACGCAATGAGGTCAATGCTTGATACTCGTCTTCACGATTCATAGTATGCAGTGAGTCAGAACCTAGTAGGCGGTCTTGGAGAATACGGGATGCCCGTAGGGTTATGTAGTTACGTGCTGCCTCTGGGATTTCCTCAAAGGCCAGTAATAGAATTAGGTCACATTTCACTGTTTCGGTGAATGTGTATGTATGGTTTTTGCGGTCATACGCCCGTGAACCACGTTGAATTAAATCGTATGAAGATGACTCATTTGTAGAGTCAACGGACATTAAATTTGTGGGTAAAGGTAGATTTCCGTCTAGGTCAGGAACCAACGGATAGTCATACTCAGAGTTGAAGAACCAACCTTCGACTTGGACTCCACGATTAACATTTTGTAATACACTAAGTGCAGCTAATGCATCGACTGAAGTCATGTTGACCAAGGTGTTCACAGGTGCTTCACCGATTGTATTGAGCATGGTATTGACTGCTTCAAGCTCAGTTGTAGGCGTTAGGGACATCGTAGTGAATCCTTAAAAAAAAGAAAAAAAGGGGAACCGAAGTTCCCCTAGTGTGTTTGCCTATGGCAATGCTAATTCAATAGCAGCTTCTGGACGCAATACGCCATGTCCCATTGCATACTTAGCAACGAACAATGTACCTTGACGACGGATGTCGTACTCAGACTCAAGGCCCAAGTCCATTAGCTTTACTGTAGCGACAGCAGACTTATGGAATACAACAGCCTTAGTCTTAGTAAAGTCAGCGTGGTAAGTGTTCTGCTCACCAGTAACAGTGCTTTGGTTACCCGTAGGTAAGTGGTTAGACTTAACAATGGTGATACCAGCAACACGCAATACCTTACCATCTGCATAAGCACCCTCACCGCCCCAATCCTTGTTAAGAACTGTGGTGTCTTGTGCTAGCTTGTAATAGATAGCTGGCGATACAACGGCATAGCGTTCATCTTCAGGAATATCATCCCCATCCATCTGTTCAGCAGCGTCAAATAAAGCAGCTACGATGTTGGCAGAGGTAGTGAAGTTAGCCTTGGTGATTACAGTGCCGCCATTAGTACCAGTAATGGTTGCCGCACCACGCGCAGCTTGGACAACTACACGCAAGATGTTCTTGTCGTAGGTGTTAGCTAATACGTTACCTAACTCTTTGGTGTAGGTAGAGCGAACTTCATAATGTGCTTTCGCATCATCAATTGAGGCTATGAAAGCTGGTGCTACAAGCAAATCATCGACAGTGATAACCTTCTCTGCGTGTTTGATTGCACCGCCAGTAATTTCAGTACCTACAGCGTGGTAAGAAGCAGTCGCAGTACCCATAACTGGGAATGATGCAGACTTGCCGTTGGAGATTGTGCGAACAGAATGCAATGGAGCCATTACGTTCTTTTCTTCAAATTGTGTGATTACTTCTCCAGCGAATAGCTTGAGAAATAGTGCATTAGTATCGCCCGAACCATTGACTTGGCCGATGCGTGAAACAGTTGCGTTACTCATGTATATAGTCCTTAGAATAGGATTGAAGTTTCAAGTGATGTTCTCTTGAGGCTCCGGCCTTTCCGTGACTTCCACAGTGTTGTCCTCCGCAGAGGCAAAGTATTTGTCAGTGGTTTAGCTTTAAGCTTTGTAAGAGGGGGTGTCTTAGATAACGCTGGAACGCGCTAACTTAGCTTCGACTGTCTTACGGAATGCAGGGTCAGTCTTGTATTTAGGGTCACGCATTGCTGCGGTAACCTGTGCCACGCTTTCAAATTTACTACCCGCATTTGCAGTAGTTTCTCCAGAGATTAAGGAAGGGTTACTTCCAGTATCTGCTTGGTATTGAGCGT